TAAAAGAATATATAAATTGGATTATACATATAAAACAGAAAAAAGATATCTTAATATTAGTGATACTATAAAAGATTGTGCTTCTAATATTTTTGAAAATGATGAAAAAGATATTACAAACCTTGTGAAGAATGAAGACACATATTTCTCAAAAGGATTTAAAAATTTATTAAGTGATGATTCTGATTTTAGTAGTAATAAAATTAAAATTACTGGTAAAAGTTTAAACGGAAGTACAGTAAAATATGTCGATATAACTATTTCTGGTGAAGGATTAGTGCATAATGATAGTGTGTCTTTTGTACATGAATTTAATACAAATGTTAATTCGTTTGCTTATGATAATATTTATCTTTTTAACTTTGAAAATCCGTATGATGTATTAGAAAATCCTGGAACATATGAGTTGAGTAAAGATTTAGTTGAATCTAGAGATTTTTCATTAAATGATAACACAATACCATATTATAATGGAGGGTTCTATATTAATTTTGATGAAAATTATCCATTTGTAAACTGGAAAGATGACTATCAAGGAGAAGGATTATATGACTATAGTAATAAAATAAATACTGGTGATATAATAAATGGTAATACATATAAATGGATAATTAAAAAGTTTAATACTACACGTCATAATATAAACAACCGTAAAAAATTAAAAATAACGATTAATCGTACACCATATGATAATATGAACAAATTATATAATCAAAAAGATATTATAACATTTATTAGTTGTAAAGTAGAAAGAGTTGAACCATATAATCAAACATTTAGTACAAAGAATTATACAACTTGGATGAAAGCATATACTATTTTTTTTGATTCTTATTCAAGCACATATGATGATGATTTTTATAATAATAAAGGAATTTTAAGTAGTTCTGATACTAATTTTTTACGAATACCTATTCCTAGTGGGGTTAGTGTTGGTGACAGTTATTTAATATTTGTATTAATAGGAGTTAAGGTTAATGACCGCGATGACCAATATATAAAAATCGAAGATATTGAATTAATTAATGTTTAAGGAATTATAATATTTATTTGTTATAATGAATATTATATTATGTATTTAATATATAAAATAAATAATTATGTCATCAAGTGATGAAATAGACAATTTGAAATATGGTACTGTTCCATATTCTAATATTCTATTTAAAGATTATTTAAATGTTCCTTATAATATTCCAGGAGAACCCAATTATTATGGTGAAAAGTCACAGTATAGTAATTATGTAATTGGTGAGGAAGTCTTTTTAGAGAGAATACCCGAAGACCCTTCATGGATAGTACAGGATGAAAACCCTTATGGTATTAGTAATGAGGAATATGTAAGATATGAAGTAGACAGTACAGGAACAGTAGAAAAATTCACGAAGTTGAAATTAAGATATATAGAAGGAACACAAGCATATGAATATGTTACAAAACCACCCGAAAGTGATAATTCTATAAATTTATTAAGTGATTCATTACAATTTAACTATAAAAGTTATGAGAAGGGTGTTGTACCTTATGATTATAAATTATTTATAAATGATGATGAAAAAGCAAAAACTAATGATGTGCTTTTATGGTTATTTAATTATAAATCAGGTTATGTGGTATTTAATTGTGATAATGAGAGATTTAAGAACAATGTTGAAGGTAAAGATATTAAATTCACATTTGTTAGATATCGTGGTAAGAAAGGTGCTGATAAATTTTGTGTTCAATATGATAATTCTAATAATGTAGGTATTGGAACTGAAACACCCAGAGAGAAATTGGAAGTAAGTGGTAATGTAATTATTAATGGTTTAGCGAATGTTAGTTCAGTTGATATAAATAAAAAAGAAATAAAGGCAATACAAATAGAAGGTGGTCATAGGTATAGTGCTGCAATTTTTAATGATGGAACTGTTAAAACTACTGGTGTAAATTATTATGGACAAATGGGTTTAAGAGATAATAAAACTAATAGTTATTTCTATGATAATGTTAATAATATTTATAATGGTTCAAGACCTAAACAAGTTGCCTGTAATTTTAATCATACAGCAGTTTTATTTAATGATGGAACCGTTCAGACGTTTGGAAGGAACAATTATGGACAATTAGGAAATGGAACTAATACTAATAGTAATAATCCTGTTGATGTTTCAGGTATTGATGCTGGTTCAGGAGCAATTCAAGTCGCTGGTGGTGCTTTTCATACTGCAGTTCTGTTTGATAATGGAACTGTTAAAACTATTGGTCGGAATGTTTATGGTCAATTAGGAATAGGTACAGATATTTCTAGAAGTAATGTTCCAGTTGATGTTTCAGGTATTGGAAAAGGTTCAGGAGCAATTCAAGTCGCTTGTGGTGGAAATCATACTGCAGTTTTATTTAAAGATGGAACTGTTAAAACATTTGGATATAATGGTGATGGTCAATTAGGGAATGGGACAAATACAGATAGTAATGTTCCAGTTGATGTTTCAGGTATTGGAAAAGGTTCAGGAGCAATTCAAGTCACTTGTGGCACAAATCATACAGCAGTTTTATTTGAAGATGGAACTGTTAAAACATTTGGAGATAATGAGGATGGAGAATTAGGAATAGGAACTAATACAGATATTAATATACCTGTTGATGTTTCAGGTATTGGTCCTGGTTCAGGAGCAATTCAAGTTGATTGTGGTGAAAATCATACAGCAGTTTTATTTAATGATGGAACTATTAAAACATTTGGTTCTAATTTTAGTGGTCAATTAGGAGATGGAACAAATACAGATAGTAATGTTCCAGTTGATGTTTCAGGTATTGGTCCTGGTTCAGGTGCAATTCAAGTTTCTTGTGGTTTTTATCATACTTTAATATTATTTGAAGATGGAACTATTAGAGGTTTTGGTACGAATAGATCGGGAGAACTTGGTATAAAAACACCAACCGAAGTATTAACACCACAAAATGACCCACCTAAAATACTTTCAACTCTAATTTATGGTGTAAATACATACAATAATAATGTATTTTATGTTGATGATAATGGTACAATGTATACACAGAATATATATGAAAATAATGTATCTTTAAAAGATAAATATGTAAATTATAAAGATCTTAATAATTACGCATATCTTAATGATAATATAAATATTGGAACGATTGATATTAAAATAAAGGCTTTACAAATAGAAGGTGGTTATTTATATAGTGCTGCAATTTTTAATGATGGAACTGTTAAAACTACTGGTATAAATGAATATATAATAAGAGATGATGAAAATAATATTTACAGGACATTTTATGATAATGTTATTAATATTTACAATGGTTCAGTACCTAAACAAGTCTCAACTTCTTATTATCATACATTAATTTTATTTAATGATGGAACTGTTCAGGCTTTTGGAAATAATGAATATGGTCAATTAGGAGATGGAACATATACAGAAGAGAGACGAACACCTGTTGACGTTTTAGGTATTGGAAAAGATTCAGGAGCAATCCAAGTCGCTTGTGGTTATTTTCATTCAGCAGTTTTATTTAAAGATGGAACTGTTAAAACATTTGGAAGGAATAACAACGGGCAATTAGGATTAGACTTTAATATTTCTAGAAGTAATGTTCCTGTTAATCTTAGAGACATTGGAAGCGGTTCAGGAGCAATTCAAGTCGCTTGTAGTGCTTTTCATACTGCAGTTTTATTTGATGATGGAACTGTTAAAACTATTGGTCGTAATGTTTATGGTCAATTAGGACATGGTGATTATTTTACTAAAAATTTTGAGAATGTTGTAGTTGGTGTTAGTTCTAATTCAGGAGCAATTCAAGTCGCTTGTGGTGGTGTTCATACAGCAGTTCTATTTAAAGACGGAACTGTTAAAACATTTGGAAGGAACAATTATGGACAATTAGGAATAGGTACAGATATTTCTAGAAGTAATGTTCCAGTTGATGTTTCAGGAATAGGTACTGGTTCAGGAGCAATTCAAGTTGCTTGTGGTGATACACATATAGCAGTTTTATTTGAAGATGGAACCGTTCAGACGTTTGGAGATAATAGATACGGACAATTAGGTATAGGAACTGATATTTCTAAAAGTAATGTTCCTGTTGATGTTTCAGGTATTGGTCCTGGTTCAGGAGCAATTCAAGTTGCTTGTGGTACTTTTCATACTTTAATATTATTTGAAGATGGAACTATTAGAGGTTTTGGTACGAATCGTAGAGGAGAACTTGGTATACAAACACAAACCGATGTATTAACACCACAGACAGAATTACCTGAAATAAAATCATCATCATTAATTGAAGTAAAAAATACAAAAAATAATGTTATATTCGATGTAAATGATTCTGGTAATGTAATTATTAATGGCACACTTGATATGTCTAATAATCATATTATAAATGTTGGAGATCCAGAGAATGATAATGATGCTGTTAATAAATCTTGGGTTGAAACACGATTATTAGGTTTTACACCTACTTCAGAAGAATCATATTATGTTAACAGTTATTTAGATACAAGTTTAAATTATGATTCAAATAATTATGTATATGATTTATCTAATCATGTTACAAAGTTAGGTACATACAACTTTTTTGTTTCATATCCATCCATTCGTAAAAGCACAAATCAATTCAGAGTTCAATTGTTTGATATTTCTAATGAAAAAGTTCTTTATGATAGTAAGAATATTGACTTACAACCAGGAATTGATGACATCGTCACTACCGGTCCAACATTAGTTGGAATAATTGAAATTGCTGAAAATGTTCCTACAACAATTGCTGTTCGTGTTGCTGGTGGTCAAGATGCGTCTGGATTTATTTTTAATGATGGTATGCGTCGTGATTTTATATTATATCGTATAGATCGTAAGATAGATATACAACGGTTTGAATCTCCTTCTCCATTAGAATTCGTATTAACAGAAGATTTATCTACAACTTATGTGCCTTTACGTATAAATGACTTATCATACTCTTCAATTGAAAGAATAATAACACAAAAAATGATAGCGAATACAATTACAATACAACAAACATCAGCACCTACACAATCATATGATTTATCATTTATTGTAAATGATAGTGTCGTTCATAGTGAAACAATTGATGTTAGTAATATTAACATTTATAATGATATTAGTTATGGATATTATTTATCATCTTTAGGAAAAGAAATAGTATTAACACAAGGAGACCGTTTAAGGATTGATATAAAACCCAATAGTGATGATTTTGTTATACCTAAAACGATTGTTGTAAATGTTACAGGTCGTATTTTTGAACCTTTAAATAATAGTTCTAATACATTAGTTACATTTTCAAAACGTGATATACCAACATCTTCATGGGAATTGATGAATTTAGAACATCAACCATTACAACAAACCTGGGTTTTGAATACATATCAACAATTAAACGGTTTTTATATTAGACAGATTGGTTCATTAGCAAAAAATAAAAGTTTACACTATGATTTTATTTTACACGTAAATGATACATCGTTTGGTGTATATACAATATATCCAGACAAAACGATTAAAAATTCAAGAACAATGAATTATTATATTAATGAACCTGAAGATATATCATTAGAATTACTTATTAATTTTGAAAAATCAATAGAAAATCATGGTTCAAATCCTGATTATAAATTATTACAAGATACTATAAATTATTCAAGTTCAATAGTTAACATTGGTTTATATAGTGGATTAACTCAATATGGTAACGGTTTAACAACAACAAAATTATCTTTTGATAATAATGAATGGACTTTTGGAGTATGGTTGAATATATCAGATATTACAATTGAAGAACAAAATGATATTAGTATTTCTATTATATCTATACCAAATATTAATGTAAAATATAAGTATTCATCAGTTGGTAGTCACAATTGTATTTTTGAAATAGATGGTTATAGTGAGAACGAAGAATTTACATTAACAGAATTATTTAATGAATGGAACCATATATCTATCGTTAAAGATGATACAACTTTAAGACTATATATTAATGATTTAAGTGCGACAATACAGGATTATGGTGAGGATATTAGTGATGGTATTATACAGTTTTTACCTGACCGTAATAATATTAATGTATATTATGATGATTTAAGATTTTATTCACGTAGTTTAACTGATAATGAGATTGAAAACTTCCTGGATATTTCATCAGGAAAATGCGAGAGTTATGGATTATATACGTTTAATAAACCATTAGGATTACCTACATTTTCAAACATTTTATTAGAAGTTCAATCATCACCTAATAAGATTGGTAAAGACTTTTTAGAAGTTACATTATTGCGTGCAGATGTTCCTGACTATATAAAGACAAATAGAATTAGTACATTAAGTCACGGTTCTGCTGGTGATTTTTTGATTAATGGTAATCTTCGTGTGTTTGGTGATATTATTTGTAATGATGAAAATGTAAATAATGATTTAAGATTTATCGAAATACAGAATAATAAATTTCAATCATATAATAATTCCATTGTTCTTAATAATAATTTTATTATTGGAAATAATCCTGACCAAAATAATACGCTATTTGTTGGATTAGATACTTCAGGAATGAGTGTAACGAATGAAGAAGTATTGGATGTTGATGGGAATACATCTATGTATGTTAAAGGTAATATTGAAACAAATGGGAATATCACGTGTGAAAGTCTTACTACAAATAGTGATAGACGTTTAAAAGATAATATTAAACTAATTGAACCTCAAGAAGCGTATAATATTGTTTCACAATTAAATGGTGTTCGTTATTCTTGGAAAAATGATCCTGAAAGTAAAAAAGTTGGTTTAATCGCACAAGATGTTGAACGTATCTTACCAGAAGTTGTAAAGGATAATTATAAAGGTTATAAATCAGTAGATTATTCTTCAATTGTTTCTGTTTTATGTCAAAGTATAAAACAACTCAAGAATGAACTAGAAGAATTAAAAACTGAATTTAATAAATTTAAATCACAATAATTATCTTTTTTATATATAATAATTACAATACACATTATTATATATAAAAAATGAATAATATAATAAATAATGATAGTGAATTTTATGGTAATATAACAATATCTGGTGATATTAATATTATAAATAATGGAAAATTATTACAAGATAGTGAAGAATTTGTTGGAGGTAGTGATGGATTTCCTAATCCTGTTGATGAAACACTCGATATGAGTAATAATGATATTATAAATGTAAATGATTTAAGTGTGAATGGAAACATCGGTATTGGAACAACATCACCAGATTATAAATTAGATGTATCTGGTAATTTAAATGCTGTAACAATTTACGAAAATGGAGAATTATTAACGGATAAATACGCGTCAACAGTTCTTTTAAATAATTACGCAAACTTAAATGAAGATAATAGTTTTAATGGTTATAATGTGTTTAATAATGGTATTGTTGTTGGTGAAACAACACAGTCTGCAGCATTAAATATTAAGAAACTACCGAGTTCTTCCTTTATATTTATAATAGAAGCAAAAAATACAAATGATCAAGTGGTATTTAGTGTTAATGGTGATGGTGATGTGACCGCAAATAGTTATTCACCATTTACAGGGTCACATATTTGTTATATGGATATACAGAACACACTTATTAAAAGTGATACCAAAAATATAGACAGTCTCTCCACACAACAAGGATTAATTGTATCATCCACAGGTAGAGTGCCAAATATAAGATTAAACAACTCATTCCCTTATGTTAAACTAACAGATACACCTTATGATAAGTGTGTATACGGTGTTTTATCACGTATTTATAATCATATGGATGGTCGTGTTGAAGATGAAAAACGAAGAGAGTTGTTAGTAAATTCTGTAGGTGAAGGTGGTATATGGGTATGTAATATAAATGGAAGTTTAAAAAATGGTGATTATATAACATCATCAAGTATTCCAGGATATGGTATGAAACAAGATGATGGTTTACTTCATAACTATACAGTTGCTAAAATAACAATGGACTGTGATTTTACAATTACACAGAGAGAAAATCAAAGTGAAAATACTTATAAAATACGTTATTTAGATATAAGTGGTGTAGAAATAACAAAAGAAGAATATGAGAACCTTTTAGAAGAACCTTTTAGAAAAAGGTTCAACAAAAATGAAGAAG